TCTACTTCGACCACTTTGATCTCCAATTTTGATCCTTGGGAGTTATATTTATCTAATCCTAGGGTCGAAAATAGAATGTCCAACTTTTATCTCTCAAGAGGGAAACTACACCTTAAATTTGTTGTTAATGGTAATGGTTTCCATTATGGTAGAGCGATGGCATGTTACCTTCCCCTACATTATTATGATGGTGCAACATCAACTAGCACTCTCTTAGAGGGACCCAATGTGCAATTATCTCAGTGTCCAAAGATATTTCTCAATCCAACAAACAATGGAGGAGGAGAAATGTGTTTGCCGTTTTTCTGGTATCGTGACAATTACCGATTAACGGATGATGACCCGCACAGAATGGGAGAAATTTGTATTCGTGATCTCACTGGTCTGAAACATGCAAACGGAGCGTCTGATGTTTGTAACATCACTATTTTTGCATGGATGGAAGACGTTACACTCACTGGTTTGACATCGACAAATTTCAACGCTTTAACACCTCAGTCAGGAACTGAGGTTGACGAGGCTAATATGAAAGGAGTTATTTCAGGACCTGCTACATCAGTAGCGAGTGTTGCGAATACATTAAAAGATGTACCTGTCATAGGGCCATATGCCAAAGCAACATCAAAAGTTGCTAGCGGTGTGGCCTCAGGTGCTAAAATACTTGGGTTTTCGCGTCCTAACATTACGAAGGACCCCGAACCCTACAAACCCCGACCAACGTCCAATTTTGCTACAACTACTGTGCCAGATGGTGCAATTAAGTTGACAGTGGATGATAAACAAGAATTATCCATTGACCCAGGGATATCAGGCATTGGTAGAGAAGATCCGCTAACTATAAGATCTATATCTACTAGGGAATCCTGGTTGACCAATTTTGCTTGGGCTGAATCGTCGGGTTCAGAAACACTGCTGTGGAATGCGAGAGTTACACCTGCTATGTATCATGAGAGCGTTGCGGGCACTAAATATATGCCCGCTTTGTGTGCTGCATCGCAACCCTTTCAGTATTGGACTGGTTCTATCAAGTATCGTTTTCAGATTGTTTGTTCCGCTTATCACAAGGGACGTCTTAAAGTCGTTTTTGATCCTGTGGTTTTGGGATTGACACCAGAGTACAATGTTAATTATGTTAAAATTATTGACATTGCTGAGTGTACAGATTTCACTATCACAGTACCCATGACTCAAGATACAACATTCTTAGAGAATTACTTTGTAGGTACTACAAGTACTACTGAAACTTACTCCACAACACGATACACTTCACGTGATATTGGTATGCACAATGGAGTTATTGGGGTTTATGTAGTCAATGCTTTGACTACACCCAATTCCACTGTTAATAACGATATTAAGGTGAATGTATTTGTTTCTTCTGGAGATGATTTTGAAGTATCTACACCGCGTGATGCCTTTTCATCATTAGTTTTTAAACCTCAGAGCGGTTTGGAACCGCAATCTGGTACAGAAACTGATGGTATTAAAGCGGATGGTTTAGATGAACCTGAGAATCAACAGGAAGAAAGTGTTATGGGTAATGGGAGTATGGATATGACTGCACTGGGTGATGTGTATTTCGGTGAACGAGTACACTCATTTAGACCTCTACTTAAGAGATTTGCATTGCATGAGACAGTGTCATATATTTCGAGTTCTACTAGTCGTATATATGGCATTCGCTCATTTTTCCCATATTATAGAGGAAACATTGCTAATGCAGTCCATACTACATCCACAGCGGGGGCGTATAACTATGTAAATACTTTATTGTTACACTATGTTACTATGATGTTTCAGGGCATGCGAGGTTCGGTACGATACAAAGTTACACCGTATTGCACCAAGATGCATGAATCGGCAACGATACATGTTGAGCGCGACATGGCACCTCGAACTGGCACAGTTTTTAAATCGAGTGCCTTGACTGTCGAAACATTTGCGACAATTGATGAAGCGTCTGAATCCACTGTGTATAGGACATCTAAAGATTCATTTCCACGGTTCAAGTCTCCTCCACCATTTATTAATGGAGGAACTCTTGCTATTGGATCTTTGAATCCCACAGCTGAATTCGAAGTCCCATTCTACTCTATGGACAGGTTCATACCTGGAAAAGTGTTGGATTGGACTGGAGCCATTAGAGGCGGCACTTCACCACATTCAGTGTCTAGGTTTCTAACATCTTCGCGAGAAGGTGCTGATGCCCAAAGTACACTGAACATTTATGCAGCAGCAGGGGAGGACTTTCAAGTCTACTTTTTCACGGGAATGCCCCCCGTGTACTATGAAGCTGCACCCCCAACAGCATCTCCAACTTAGGAGATGCGATTTAGCTTTACAATTTGTGCTTTAAACAAATTGCTTAATAAAATAAGAGTCTGTGGCCGACTCTGGCGCTGAAAAGCGACCGGGCTAATCGCCGAATAATATTTGTAAAACCTTAACCAGGTTGCACTGTCATTCGGCATTAGCCGTTGACCGTGTCTCGTTTTGTACGGGTCCTGGTAAGGGAGTCACAAGTTTTAGTAGCGGTAGCCCCGAGAGTGTAGTGATACACTCCTGATCGCACGACCTTGAAGTTTGGATAGGGTCGTGCGTACCTGAGGGCCGAC